AGCGACCTTGATAGTGGTCGATGAGTGGGCTTTCTTGCCGAACGCAGAGCAAGCTTGGAGTTCGATAGAGCCGGTGGCCGATGTTGGTGGACGAATCATAGGTTTGAGCACTGCTAACGGTTCGGGAGATTTCTATCATCAGCTTTGGGTAGGTGCTACTGCTGGGGCAAACAAGTTTAGCCCAATGTTTTTTCCTTGGTCTGCCGCTACTGATCGTGGGGATGCGTGGTACCAGGAAAAGGTTGAGTCGATGCTGCCTTGGCAGCTAGCTCAGGAGTATCCGACGACGCCTGAAGAGGCGTTCATAAAGTCAGGTAACCCTGTTTTTGATTTAGATGTTTTGGATGAGTTGGAGCGTCGTTGTACTCGGGGTATTGAGGGCTGGTTGCAACGTAAAGGTCGAGTTGTGGAGATGCGAACGTGACTTATATAGAATTTGTTCCTCCTTCTTTAAGTAAGAGTTATGTGACTGGGGTGGATACTGCTGAGGGTTTGGCTCATGGCGACTATTCGGTTATTCAAGTGTTGGATGTTAGCTCTGGGGAGCAGGTGGCTATTTGGCATGGCCACATAGCACCTGATCTTTTGGCTGAAGAAGTTTATGCCGTAGGTTTGCGTTACAACGATGCTTTATGTTGCGTCGAGTCTAATAACCATGGGTTGACTACGATTACTGAGTTGCGGCATTTGGGTTATCCGAGGTTGTGGCGTCGCCGTGCTTTGAATCAGGTGAACAATCGGATGTCTCAAGAGTTCGGGTGGAAGACCACCCGAACCTCAAAACCACTCATGATCGATGAACTCTCGTCGGCTTTGCGTAATGAGGAGCTGATGGTTTATGACAAGCATACGATTGCGGAGTTGCGGACGTTTGTGCGTAATGAGAGGGGAACGATGTCTGGTTCTCCCTATGACGACAGGGTTATGGCTTTGGCTTTGGCTAATCAGATGCGCAAGTTCGCTCATGCTCCCGAGTACATCGTCAAAGAGGATTCGTATTGGACGTTTGACTGGTGGATGGCGTTAGCTAACAAGAAACCTAACCCTAATGATGATCTGATCATTGGTCATGAAACGATTCGTGGGACACCTGGAGGGTCCTATTAGAGATCTTCTATTTTGGAGAAAAATATGGCACGTAATGTCGCGCATACATCGGCAAGCAGATCTGTTGATGGCGCAAACCAGGGAAAAAATGATGTGATGGTTCGGGGCGCTTCTGTTATCGCCAATCCTGGGGATGGTCCTCCAGGGGGTTCGCAGAAGTCAACTGTTCGTCAGGATTCACCGAAGTATGGCAACATGACCGGTGGTTATGGCGAGATATCTGCTCGTCAAACGCCACGTCAACAGTACGGCCAGACTGGTGCGATTGAGCCTAACGTTGACCCTCAACCGAATCTTAGAGGTAACAACCCTTAGTGGCTGTTATGTCTGATGATGTTACTTTCGAAGAGTTCACTGCCTACGTCTTAGAAAAACGTGGGGCGGTGCCTCTTTCGGAGTTGCAAGAACTTTTCGAGCGTAGGAAACGTTTGAAGTCTGTTTCTGTTAATAACGGTCAGGGGTTGAGATCTGTTCTTCCTGATGATGAGAAGAGACTTACTAAGCGTGAACGTGAGGCTAAGAGTTTCGCTGAGGCGTCTGCTGGTGGCCGAAACATAGAAAAACTTCCAGAGAAGGCTACTTGGTGAATTTATGGCTCGTATCTCCAGGGCAGATCGTTTAGGACAGAATCGACAAAAGCTTCAGTCTGCGCGTCGCTGGAGATCAGATCAAGGCTATGACCAGACTTGGCGGCGAATGATTGACCTGTATCGGGGCAAGCATTGGCCTTCGAGCACTGTTGGTCGCACAGATCTGATTGCAGTCAATCTTAGTTTTTCGACAATTAATGTTATTGCGCCATCTGTGGCGGTGAACCATCCGAAGGTTGTGGTTAAAGCCAACAGTCCTGAGGATGAGGACAGGGCGGCTTATGTTGAGGCTGTCGTAAACTATTTGTGGCGTCATCACGATTTTCGTTCACCGTTCCGCCGTGCTGTCAAAGATTTTTTGATTGTCGGCCATGGGTGGGTGAAAGTCGGTTGGAAGTTTAAGGAAGCTGAAACCGATCTGAATGAGCAGCAGCTTAATGAGATGGCTGAGCGTCAGATGATGGAAGCTGATGCTTTCGCTGTTGAAAGCCCTGAGTTGGCGGGCGATTTGCCTTCTGATGAAGACATTATAGCGGCGTTGCCTAGCACCGAAATGAGTGTTGTTGAGGATCAGCCGTTTGTTGAAAGGGTTTCGCCTTTCGACATGTTTGTGGATCCAGAGGCTACGTGTCTTGATGATGCGAACTGGATAGCGCAAAGAATCATTCGGTCTTGTAAAGATGTTCATGAGGACAAGCGTTACCGTGCCTCAGCTCGTAAGTCGGTGGGTCCTGATTCGTCGAGTTCTATGTATTCGGATGGGCCTCCTCAGAGACAAGAGGCCGATCAGTACAGGGGCGAAGAGGAACTGTGTACTGTTTGGGAATGGTATGACCTGACATCGAAGACTATGGCTGTTTTCGCTGAGAATGGTGATGGGTATCTGGTTGAGCCTGTAGCTATGCCTTATGGCAGAGCACCGTTCGTAATGCTACGAAATTATGATGTAAGCGACCAGTTCTATCCAATCGGCGATTTGGAAGCTATTGCTCCTTTGCAGATGGAGTTAGATAAGACTCGTACCCAGTTGATGAACGATAGGAAGCGTTACGCTCGTAAGTATCTTTACCATGAGCGTTCTTTCGATCAGGCTGGGCGGGAAGCTTTAGAATCTGAGGATGATGGGAGAATGATCCCTGTTGTCGATGAGAATCGTGCTCTTCAAGATGTTGTGGTTCCGATGCCGCAGGTCCCTGTTTCTCCTGAGATCTATTCGTACTCGGACATTATTACTTCTGACATAAATCAGGTTTCTGGTGTTTCCGAATATAGTCGAGGCTCACTTCCTGAGACTCGACGTACGGCGACTGAGGCCAGCATCATTGCTGATGCCCAGAATGCGCGTGCGGCGGACAAGCTTGCGATTATTGAAATTGGTATTTCTAATGTTGCTCGACGTGTAGTGCAGTTGATGCAGCAGTTCATGACTGGCGAAGCTATGGCCAGGATGAGCAAATCTGATGGTGAGACTCTTTGGATTCCTTATAGCCGAGAAGACATAACTGGCGAGTACGACTTTACGGTTGAGGCGGGTTCGACTCAGCCGTTCAATGACACTATGCGCCGTCAGCAAGCTATTTCGTTGTTGAATGCTGTTGCGCCTTTGATCGGGCAGGTTATTGACCCTACTGCGATTGCTCGTTATGTCTTGCAGGCAGGTTTCAACATTACTGATCCTGAGAAATTTTTGATGGAGCCTCCGCCTGCTCCCGACGCCAGCGGCACAGAACAGGGTATGCCTTCGATGGATCCCGCAGCCGCTGAGGGGTTAGAGCCGCAGGCGGGGGCCAATCAAGCTATGGGCGGAGTTCCTCCTGGTTTGTTGGCGCAGTTGCAGAACCAAATGGGGATGACTCTTCCTTCGTCTTGAGTGGGACACCTTGATCTTCCTAGTGAGCAACCTTTTTGGACTCTTATGTAGGAGGGCTTAGTGCCTGAAGAAGAAATTGAACTAGTCGCAGATGAATCCATTGCTATGGACACTCCTGAAGCGGCTGTTGAGGAAGCAACCTCGGAACCTGATGATCTTTATTCCATCAAAGTAGATGGATCTGAGCAGCAGGTCAGCCTTGATGAGCTTCGTGATGGCTATCAGCGTCAATCTGATTACACCAGAAAGACGCAAGATTTAGCCGATGAACGCCGACGATTATCGCAAGCTGAGTCGATTGTTACCGCTTTGGAAAACGATCCTTCAGCTACTATCCAAAGTTTAGCTCGCACATTCGAAGTCGATTTGGGCAGCCCGAGACGGTCAGCAGAAAGTTCTTCTGAAGATTTTTATTCAGATGACATTGATGCAGATCCTGAGGATCCAACTTCGAAGCGGATAGCGCAGCTTGAAGCTCGTTTAGAGCAGCAGGATCGCGATTCTCGTCAGCAAGCTATTGAAAAGCAAGTCGTTTCTTTGCAGGGACAATATGGGGACTTTGACAAGTCTGAGCTTTTCAGCCACGCCGTCAAACATGGAATCGGAAATCTTGAAGCAGCGTTGACGCATATGCGTTATTCAGATGTTGCTGGTGAGGCTCAGAAATTAAAATCTGAGCTTGAGGTTTTTGAGAAAAAACGAGACGCGTCGATGGTTGAGTCAGGTGGTTCAAAGCAACCTTCAGCAATTCCTGCTTCAGAAGGTACTCCTTCGAGTATTCGAGAAGCTTTTGCGATGGCACTCAAACAGCACGCAAACTAATTAGGAGGCCGTAAATGGCTGGCAATACTAACTTCGATCAAATTCTGAGTACAACGCTCAATAACTATATCCCCAAATTACAGGACAATATTTTCAAGGCTCGTCCCCTTTTCTATGCGCTTACTAATGGGCAAACTATTCGTCGCGTAAGTGGCGGAGCGAAAATCATTACACCGATCATGTATGCAGGAAACCCTTCT